ACTTTCAATTATGATACACTCACGGTTCCACATTTAACTGCCACTACAAATTTTAAAGTTCCAGTTTATACGAATGCCGGAAAACCAGCGACGGCTGCGGCCGGTAATGTCATAGCCATAAGCGACTTGTCTAATGGAGTTTATTGGTGGAACGGAAGCGCTTGGGTACAAAATATAACTGGAACAGTCACGTCGACCGGAACCATCCAGACGAGTTTTTCCCAGGGGACAGGTACTCCTAGCGCAGGAGGGGCTTACTTTTACAACCCGACAAACAGTGCGAACCAGGACATGTCTTGTGCGGTCCGTATAGCAGGCGCGACAGCCCGAAATTGTTATTTTTCTTACGATGTTTCCGGTGTTGCCGGTTATTCTCATGGTGTCACCGGTTCGTCTCAGAACCTTGTTTTCAAAGCCGCTTGGGACTTTTCAACGGCTACTATTTTCACGATGGACCGTTCGGGTAACTTTACAGCAGCTCAAGATATTACAGCCTATTCCGATCGACGTATCAAGAAGGATTTTAAGACGATCGATGACGCACTCGATAAAGTACGACGTATCAACGGATACACGTTCACTCGTACCGACGACGTCGCCAAGGGTCAGCGACAGGTCGGTGTCGTGGCCCAAGAATTCCTCGATGTCTTGCCAGAGGTTGTCCGGGTAAACGAAGAGACGGGGTATTATACCGTCGCCTACGGAAATATAACGGCACTTTTGATAGAGGCACTCAAAGAAGAAAGTCAGAAACGCGAGGCGCTCGAAACGCGTCTTGCCATTCTGGAAAAACTTCTGGAACAGAAGTAATGGGTCTTCTTATACCAGAAGCAAATTTGCCGTCTCAGATCACTTTGAGTAATGTCTACGTAAGTTTCTCCGAGGAGAACATATTAGTGACGAGCAACGGGTCCGATGGAGGATGGCGGGTCATATCAAATTACCGAATTTTCAGTGACCAAACAAAATCAAACGGAACGAATATCCGAATTCCGATAGAGGTTGTCAGTATAGATATTATCCAAGGAGTTTATACGATACTTTACGGGGAACTCAAGCGTTTATATCCCAATTCAGAAGATATTCTTTAGGAATAATAGATGACCACTCCAGGAACATATCCCTCGACTGTTACAATTTCTTTTTCCAATGTCAACAGTGTATTTACTCTCACAACACCTTCTCCTATGAATACAAATTACCGTTTCGCGACACCGACATATACACCGACAGTCAACCCTATACCGACAGTATCGGCAGCTACATTTCCCATGAATATTCTTCATGGGAGAGGTAAAGCCGGTCCGGCTCCAGCGCCTTTAAGCCCCTTTTCTACTGTATATACAACACCAGGATCATGGACGGCACCTGGACCAGGAAATATCAGTATGTTGGTTGTTGCGGGGGGTGGAGCCGGGGGAAGTAACGGTCCCCCAACCGCACGTGGTGGTGGTGGCGGAGCCGGAGGATATATCCAATATGCTTCAAATTTCCCCGTGACAGGAGGCGTCACATATTACTTTACAATAGGACCGGGTGGTGCCGGACCGGGTGGTGTTGCCGTAGTAGTTGCAAATGGAGCTCCGGGTCAGCCTACAACAGTGCGTCTCACGAGTCCATCTGGCCCTATTTTAGCACAGGCGATAGGAGGTGGCGGCGGAGGAGGTTCGGGCCCTGGTCAGCCAGGTGGGTCCGGAGGTGGAAACAACTCTCTTGGAACTACAGCCGGAACCGGTACAGCTGGTCAAGGTTTTCCAGGTGGTACGAGTGCCCCCGGCCGCGCAGGCGGTGGAGGTGGAATGGCGGGGAGTGGTGGACCTGGACCTGCACCTACTGTTGCTCAGTCCTTGTCTGGGACCGGACGCACATTTACAATCGGAGGAACTCCTTATGGAATGGGAGGAGGTGGTACTGGAGGAGCTTATGGTAATAGCGCACCTGTTTATCCACTTTACGGCGGCGGAACAAACACCCCAGTGTCACCCTTTCTGCTTGAGGCGAATAAATATGGAGCCGGTGGTCACGGGTTAGCACCAGGCACTGCAGGCACAGGCGGCGCAGGATATCAAGGTGTTGTCATAATAGCATATCCTTAAAGATTAGCAGTCCAGACACAACAATGAAAGGCCTCTATAAAGTTGTCCGAAATCTCATTAGCCCCGAGGAGGCTCGTGAGATTTCCGAAACAGTCAAAAAATCTCCCAAAAATGACGGCGATGAACAAATTCCAAATAGTTATTCATACTACAATTTGCCGGTCTGCAACATTCTTCTGGGTCGTCTATTGGACCAGGTGTCCGAACTCGCTGGGAAAAAACTCCGACCTACCTATGCGTATTGTCGGGTGTGTTTCAAAGGCGCGACACTCAAACCGCACAAGGACCGCCCGAGTTGCGAGTACTCCGTGACGTTGAATCTCGCACAGTCGCATCCTTGGGTCATTTACATGGGGAAGCGACCCATCACACAAAAACCCGGTGATGGCGTTTTATACAAAGGGTGTGAAATTGAACATTGGCGTCCAGAGTTTACCGGCGACGAGTACGTCCAGGTGTTTCTGCATTACGTCGACTCGGATGGGCCGCACAAGGAACACATGTACGACCTAAAAAAGGACGAGAAGCTTACGATGTACCGTTTCGTTTTCAACGACTGCTTCCCGAATCATACAAACTATTATGGATTTTTAAAAGTCATTCCGAATGATACGATTGATGCACTTCGTGTCATTCTTGATACGAAAAAGCTCAATGACGCCCAAGTCGGTGACAATGGCGGCGAGGTGAACAAGACGAAACGACGGTCAAAGATCTTTTGGCTTCCGAAAACGGACGAATTTGTCGAGCTTTACAAGATATTCCATGACTTGATCGGAAAGTGCAACTCTGAATTTTATCGTTTCGTACTCACTGAAATAACGGAGAACATTCAATACACTGTGTACGAGTCAGAAGACCAAGGCTATTACGACTGGCACGTTGACATGGGTCCTGAGAAGGCTCGTCGTAAACTTAGTCTCGTGTGTCAGCTGTCAGATCCGTCTGAATATGAAGGCGGTGAGCTTCAAATTAACACGGGTCAAATTATGTGCCCGGAAAAAGACAAGGGTACTGTGATTCTTTTTCCAAGTTATTTATTGCATCGAGTGACCCCAGTGACAAAGGGTGTAAGACGTTCACTTGTCCTCTGGATCGAAGGTCCGGCATTTATTTAACGGGATGCGGTCACGGCGAAGATGGGCTGGGTGGGCTTGGGTGTGCCCAGGAACTTGTTCATCAGCAGGAACACGACGATGGCCAACAGCGTCGTGAACACGGCGCTCAGAAGGTAGTACGAGCCGCCATTCTTGGGCACGGACACGACCTGAGCAATCACGTAGCGGACGAGGTCCATCCACGCGATGGCCGCGCCGAAAGAAAAGCCGGCAACGACAAAGTTGGCGGACTGGCTGGAAAACTCGGAGGCAACCTGGGCAATGCTCATTGTACTGTGTGCTCAGAAAAAAAGTTGGCCTGCTGTCTTATACAAACTTCACCAGAAAGCCGTCAATGTTCCCTGTATTCGTAACTGTCCTGAATGTCGATCCATCCGAGTTGTACACAGTCATTGGATTCGTGTCATAGTTTCCTCCGACGTACACATTTTCGGTCGAATCAACTGCTATAGAATTTATAGTCCCGTTGCCTAGTCGGGACATCCATCGCGCCCTTCCTGTTGAGTCATACTTGACGATGATACTATCGGTAGAACCTGAATTTGTAAGCGTTCCGAAGGCAAAACCACTCGAGTTATATACTGTTATGGAGGATGAACTATAGTATCCCGAAACGAACACGTTACCGGTTGAGTCTGTCGCTATGCTGTTATAACCGAACACCCCAGTCCCTCCAATACGAGTCGCCCATTGAGCAAACCCGGACGAGTTGTATTTGACGATGATAATATCGTACGCCTGAGAACTTCCGAGTGCCTGAAACGTCGAACCGTCCGAGTTGTACACTGTCACCGGGTTGGAAGCATAGTACCCAGAGACATATACGTTTCCATTAGGATCGGTCGCCACCGAGCTTATAGTCGTGTCACCTCCGATTCGGGTCGCCCACTGCGCCGTCCCGGTCGAATTGTACTTGATGACGAAGCCAAATGTATAAGCCGTATTTGTAAGCGTCCCGAATGTAGTTCCGTTAGAATTATAAATAGTCACAGGATTTGAAAGATAGTATCCTGTGATGTACACATTCCCATTGGAATCCGATGCTATGCCATACGAAGTTTCAAGATCAACCCCCGATACACGGGCCGCCCAATGACCAGCTCCAGCCTGACTATATTTGACCAAAAAAATGTCTCGAAGGCCGGAATTAGCAAGCGTTCCGAATGTAGTTCCTCCAGAGTTATAAATAGTGACAGGACTCGATGTATAATATCCAGTGACATATGTGTTTCCTAATGGGTCCGATGCAATACCACCGATGCTCGACTCATCGCCCGTACCTGCGATGCGAGTTGCCCATTGAGCCGTTCCGGACGAATTATACTTGACGACCAGAGTATCCATGGATCCAGAATTTGCAAGCGTTCCGAACGTACCTCCTCCGGCGTTATAAATCGTCACAGGATTTGTATATATGCCAGTGACAAACACGTTTGCGGCATTGGTGATGACATCGAGAATTTCAGTCCCGCCACTGATACGAGTCGTCCATTCAGCAATCCCGGACGAGTTGTATTTGACGATTATCCCATCTGTCCCTGAGTTTGCTAGAGTTCCAAAAACTGAATCATTCAAATTGTATACTGTCACTGGATTTGAGGTATAATTTCCTGCGATATATATATCTCCCGATGAATTGACGGCGACTCCATTGATTTTTTCATCCGAGCCCCCACCTATATGAGTCGCCCACCGTGCAATTCCTATACTTGGTAAATGTATTGGCGACGAATATTTCACTATAAAAGCGTCATTTTCACCAGAGTTGGTCAGGGTCCCGAACGTCGTATTATTTGAATTGTATATCGTAACAGGATTTGGAAAAAAGGAACCAGCAACATACACAGAACGGGCGTTATCTACCGTCGTGGCGTTTATATAAGAGCCGGCTCCTCCTCCAACTTGGGTCGCCTCTTGAGCTATGCCGGATGAATTATACCTAACAATGAAACCATCACTGAAACCAGTACTGGTCAGCGTCCCAAATACGGTTCCGTCCGAGTTGTACACTGACAACAGACTGGATTCGTAGTATCCAGAGACGAATATATTCCCCCCGGAATCGACAGCAATGTCACCAAAACCAATATCAAACGCCGTACCTGCGATGCGAGTTGCCCATTGAGCCGTTCCGGACGAATTATACTTGACGACCAGAGTATCCATGGATCCAGAATTTGCAAGCGTTCCGAACGTACC